ATTATAGTTTATGGAGATAAGAGAGGAGTTTGATGAGTAAATTAAAACATTCCAATGGTAATAAAGTATTAAAAACTTGGGAAAAAGAAAAAATGATTGCAGAGGCAGCTAGACATTATGGTCGTTATATGACAGCCCTTGGATTTGATTGGAGAAATGATCCAAATTCTTCTGATACTCCAGAGAGAGTGTCTAAAGCTTTTGTAAATGATTTAGCTCAGGGTGTATATAGTAAACCACCAAAGATTACAGCCTTTGATAATGTAGATGATTATGATGGTATAGTATTTCAAGGAAATATTAAAGTACATTCATTATGTTCTCATCATCATTTACCTTTTGTTGGGTATGCCCATACAGCCTATCTTCCTACACCAGAAGGTAAGGTTATTGGACTTAGTAAGTTGAATCGTATTGTGGAGTTTTATGCGAGACGACCTCAAGTACAGGAAAATTTGACAATGCAGATTCATAATCATATAAATGAAGTATGTGTGGAAAATCTTGGTGTAGCTGTAATGGTAGAAGCTACTCATATGTGTACTTGTGTTCGTGGAGTAAAACATGAAGGTGTTATGAAGACAGCCAAACTGAGTGGAAACTTTTTTGATTGGGAAGCTGCTCGAGATGAGTTTTATGATTTCATTAGAGATTTGAAATAGTGTTTATTTATTTCCCTTCATTTTCAGTTGGTGGTTTCGGTGACGGACTTCGTAAAAATATAATTCTAAAGAATGGTTTAGAATCAAGGTTTTATAGTAATACGTTTCCTGAAAAATATAGACACCCATATTTTTTAATCACAGCTGGACACTATTATAAGAAAAAAGATTTTAGAAAAGAAATGGGATTTCCAGATGACGTATTAGTAATAGGAGATTCGGGTGGGTTTCAAATAGCATCAGGAGCTATTAAGTGGAGTAAAGAGTTTAGACATAATATATTTACTTGGTTGGAAGAGAATTCTGATTTAGCTATGAACTTAGACATACCTCCAAAAATAAAATACAAGGGTAAAGTAAAAGAATGTTTGGAGATAAGTAAAGATAATTTTAAATATTTTGCTGACAATAGAACAGGTACTACTGATTTCTTAAATGTTCTACAGGGAGCAGATGAACATAGTTTCAAACATTGGTATGATGAAGTAAAACAATTTCCATTTGATGGTTGGGCTATTGGTAATATTGGTGGTAATATTTATAAATTTATTTCGGGTATGATGACTTTGTTGGATGGTAAAGAACATTTAAACCCTAATAGAAAGTATATTCACTTCTTTGCTACAAGTAGAATTCCTGAGTTTTTAATGTTATCTCAATTACAGAAGTCTCTTACGGATATAGATTCTAAAATGAAAGTAACTACTGATAGTTCAACTCCAGATAGAGCTATAGTGTTTGGTAATTATTATACAAGTTTTAATCTTAAAAAGGGAACTTTTCAAAGTATAAATTTTCCTAAACACGAAGCAGCTGAAATATTAAGAGAAGTGGATGGATTTGAATTACCTTATGTGATTGAATTTGATAATGAGTTAGATGGTACAATTAATGTAGATGATGTAATAAAATGGAATGTTGATTGTACTCTTACTATGAGACTACATAATTTTTATTTTTTTGTAGATACAATGAACAAATTAGATTCAGCTGTTAAGGGACACGACTACGTGTTATCACAATTAATATCCAAGGACATGTTTAGAGTTTTAAAATCAATTGATGAAATGGTAAAAAGTGATTCACCTCATAGGGTATTTGAAAAATACAAACCACTTTATATAAAACTTAGTAATACGATGAGAGAAAGAAGTATAGAAATAGAAGGTAATCCATTTTTCGATGCTTGAGAAACCGTCTAAAATAGTAGAAAAGATAACAGAGGATATAGACCCGAAAGAGGTTATCTGTACAACTTATCAAATGAGAAATTTTTACAATCAACTTGGAGATGGATTCTTTTCGGGACTTGATATAATGAACTTGATACAACATTACAAGGCTGTTGAAATGATGAACAGAGGTGATGTTGTACTGGATGTGTGTTGTGGTCGTGGTTTGTTATTACCATTGATAAGATATTACAAAAGAGAAATAGAAGAATATATTGGAGTAGATATTTCTGAAAGAAATATTAAGGAACAAACAAGAAGGTCTGGTAGAAAAAGTATAGATGGTTTGGATTATTATCCATTTAAGGTTACTCACGTTATATCTAATGTATCAGAAATGTCAGAACGTATTGATAGCAAAATTGATTTTATTGTTTACACTTCTTCTATAGAACATATGCAGAAAGAAGATGGTATAAAATCATTACTTGAATGTTACAAATTATTAAAACCAGAACATAAGATGTTTTTGTCTTGTCCAAATACAGTGGAAAAGAAAGACCCGTATGATACACAATACGCTGCTCATTTGTATGAATGGAATTTAGATGAGTTAAGTACTGAATGTAAAAATGTGGGTTTTGAAATAGAAAAAACTTTTGGGTTGTATGCTAAGAAAAAGAAGTTTGATAACCTTATGGAAGGTAATGAATTATATAAAAAATTCAAAGAGTATATTCCTACACCATTTTTAATGTCGTTCTTTCCAGTAATATATCCAGAGTATGCTGATGAAGTATTAATGATTTTAAAGAAACCAAAATACAAATCGTTCACAGGATTTACTGATGTATAAAAAAACTACTTGGAAAGAGTTAGAGAATGATGTAAATTCTATGTATGAATACATAAGAATAATGAGTAGAGCTGTGGACTTTAAAGGTATATGGGGTCCTCCAAGAGGTGGATTAATACTTGCTGTTATGTTATCTCATAGAACAGGATTACCAATGATTTCGAAAGGACGATATTTATCTGATTATAAACCACTAATTGTTGTTGATGATATAGCTGATACAGGAAAAACATTGGAAGAAAGTAGAAAAATAAAAGATAATATTATAATGACATTATATTATCATAAACAATCAACTGTCATACCTGACTATTGGATACATGAAAAGAAGAACGAGTGGATATTGTTTCCTTGGGAAACTGTGGATTCTACTGAATGAATTTGATATTTATAATAATAAATGGAGATATAATAAATGAATAACATGAAAATATCAATGGCTTTTGTCATAATGATGACTTTGGTAAATGGATTTTTTTCTGGTAATATATTAAACAGTAATACAACATTTTATTCTGAAGAAATAAATAATTTAAATAAAGAGAAACTTGAATTAGAAAATGAATTAAATGAGTTTCTTAAATATGGTATAGTAGTAGATGTTACTATGTACCAACCAGTGTGGCCACAAACAGATAGAACACCAAACATAACAGCAGATGGAACTCGTATTAAAATCAGTAGTGCATCCGAATATAAGTTTGTCGCTTTATCACGCAATTTATTAAAACGTTGGGGTGGTCCTTTTGATTATGGAGATTTTATTTTAATTAAAGGGACAGGATATAAAGATGGTATATATCAAGTAAGAGATACTATGAATTCTAAGTGGGTTAACATGGTAGATATTCTTGAATCAACTCATGTTAAACCATACAAATTTGCTGATGCCCACATATATAAAATGCCTTGGTTAGATTAAAAAAGGAGAATAAAGGTTATGAAATTGACACCCGATGAATTAAATGAAAATTGGAATAAATTAATTGATGTAGTTATAGAAAATTTTGATGGAGATAGAAAAAATAAAATTATTGTAATGTATGAACATTACAAGGATAGAATGATGTTCGCTCCAGCAAGTGGTACTGATTATTTCCATTGTGCATGGCCTGGTGGTTATGTTGTTCATATATTGAATGTGATTGAATGTGCTTTAAAGTTAACTGAACTATGGGGAGAACAGGGAGCTTTTAATAAGGACTATTCAAAAGAAACAATAGTGTTCGCAGCTATGTTTCATGATTTAGGTAAAGGTGGTAATTTGGAGAAAGACTATTATATTCCTAATGACTCAGAATGGCATAGAATAAATCAGGGTAAAATGTATGTAGAAAATAAAGAGTTACATTATATGACACCAACTGATAGAGCGATATGGATTTTAAATCAGTTTGAAGTTAAAATGACAGAAGTAGAATATTTATCTTTGAGGTTAGCTGATGGACTTTATGAAGAGGCCAACACAGGTTACCTTAAAAATTATGTAGAATCTCGTCAGTTAAAAAGTAATTTACCATTAATTATACATCAAGCTGATATGATGGCTACACGATTGGAGAAAGAACAGTATATGTTTGGAGAATCACCGAATATAAATTATCCAAAAATATTAGATCCAGAAGTAAAGAAAGAAGAAGAAGAGGTTGTAGAAACTATACAAGAAGCTGTTGGTTTAGGTAAAACAGAAACTACGGTAGACCAAGTATTACAAACAAAACATAAAGATTTATTTGATGAATTATTTGGAGATAAATGAAGTTTGATTTTGAAATCAAAGAAATAGATAAATTTTTGGCTATAGATTTGATACAAAAAACTCACTATTCAAAGGTAATGCCACGATTAACTAAACATTATCTCGGTTGTTTTTTAACTGATAAATTAGTAGGAGTTATTACTTTAGGTTGGGGTACACAACCAAGACAAACAATAAATAAATTATTTCCTGGTTTGGAAACAAAAGATTATTATGAAATTGGTAAGATGTGTATGTTAGAAGAGATGCCACGTAATTCAGAATCTCAAATGTTATCAAAGGTTGTAAGATGGATGAAAGAAAATACAAAAGATAAATTATTTCTCTATACTTGGGCTGACGGTATTGTGGGTAAACCTGGTTATGTTTATCAGAGTTTTAATTTTTTATATGGTGGTTATATTTGGACTGACATTTATATGAGTGAGAGCGGAGAGAAAATACATCCACGAACATCAAGAAAGTTATGTGAAGAAAATGCTCGTATGTTAAATAAAGAAAAAGTTTTTTGGTTGACTTATGATTTCATGGAACTAAAAGGTATTAAAAGAATTAAAGGTAAACAATTTAGATATATTTTACCATTAAGTAAAAAAGCAAAAAAGTTATTAAAAAAATCAACAGTAGAATGGATTAGAAAATATCCTAAAGATGTAGATTTGAAATGGAAAGAAATGATAGGAAAAGGTAAGTATGAATTGACGAATAAAAAACCCGAATTTAATTTAGATGTTATAGAGCACAATATGAAAAATGCTAATTATAAAAAAACAATAGAACATAATTTTTGGAGATAAGTTATGGTATTAGAAATATTACTTGGAGTTTCAACAACAACTATCGGAATGGGTGGTTATATAATTTGGAACTTAGTTAAAAAAACAGAAATGTTGGAAACGTGGGTTGAAAAATTTACAGAAAGAGTCCACACCGTACATGAGGATTTAGATAGAATAGATTATATGGGAGCTTTTGAAGCTGATGATGAGGTAGGTACCGTGTTTGAAGAAATAAAAGCTACTATTAATGAATTAAATGAATTTAGAGGAAAGGAATTAGAAGATGGCACCTAAACGAAAAAATTATTATTTTACAACAACAACTGAAAATGCAATATGTAGGTATAATAATTGTAATACATCAGATATTAGAAATAGAATATATGAAGATCATATACAATATGCTTTTGAAAAGTTAGTTGAAAATATAATTCATACATTTAAGTTTTATTATTTTGATGTTCCAAGTGAAGATGTAAAACATGAAGTAGTATCTTTTCTTGTAATGAATATGCACAAGTATGCTAAGGAAAAAGGTAAAGCGTTTTCTTACTTTAGTATTGTTGCAAAGAATTATTTAATATTACATAATAATAACAACTATAAAAAAATGAAAATTCATGATAACCTTAATAAACTGGACTTTGGTAGAAATTTTGGTAAAGAAGAAAGTTTACGTGAAACTGATGATTTAAATAAGTATTTTGTAAATCAAATGTTAGAATATTGGGAAAATAATTTAACAAATATTTTCAGACGAAAGAAAGATATAAATGTAGCTAATGCTGTGTTGGAATTATTTAGACGTAGAGAAAATATAGAAAATTTTAATAAGAAAGCTTTGTATATTTTAATACGTGAAATGACCGATTCCAATACACAACATATAACTCGTGTCGTAAATGTGATGAAGAAATATCATGAACGATTATATGGTGAATATCTTTCTGAAGGAGATATAGATACCAGTAATACTGGTTCTATTTTTTAGCATAAAAAAAGGGGAGTCAACTCCCCTTTTTCATTTTATTCCCAATACAGTTATTTGCGGAATAAACCCACCAACACCAATAGAGCGACGAGACCAGCGAATCCTGATTCGCCAAACTTTTCGATAATTGCTGTCAGGTTACCAATAACATTTACGCCAAAGACTCCACTTCCGAACAATACTTCACCAACGGCTCCTATTGCTACAAAAGATATCATTAGATGAATAATATCATCTATCCAATCTTTGACCAGTGCTACGACTTCCTTCATGGTTAATCTCCCGTTTATTTAAGAAATAAGGGAATTACTCCCTTGTTAGTAATAACTATTGTATATATAGTCAAAACAAGTTTAGTATATATTTATATATGTAAAAGTCATTTTATGATAATATGATATTTATAAATGAGTTATTCTACCCAAAGGAAATCAAAAAAATGACAACAGAATACGAATTATTCAAAGGTAAGACACTTTCTGGATTGTTTGAAGACATTTATAACAATTCTTCACGTAATAAAAAACAATTAGAAGTTCTCGTTAAAGAAGTAGTCGGATTTATTAAAGATGGAGATACAGCCATAGAATTAATACCTATGATAAAGGAGTATCTAGAAATAAATGTAAAGAATGACGAGTTGTTAGTAAAATTAGCTGGTGTAGTACAGAGGATACTGGCTACTGAGGGCAAGGTTGGTTCTGAAAGTGAGTTTGGATTGACAGAAGAAGAAAAGAATCAAATTATGAAAAATATAGATGAGGTTGTAGAAAATTTACAAAATAAAACTGACGACGTAACAACAGATATAAAAACTATCACTAAATTAAACTAATATGTCTTATAAAATATCTAAGGGAACTGTTGATCCACCCACTATTCAAGATGGATTACCTACTTTATCTCAAGTTAATACTTTTGTACGAAATTTTATACAAGCAGAAGAATTTTATGAATTAGAGGCAGCTGAAGTAATAGATATTGCTTTAACTGATGATGATTTAACAGAAAATAATTTATTGTTAGCTGATAAGGTAACACCAGATTATCGTTATGTAGGAGCTATTAAGGCTCGGTATCTTGTAAGTGAAACTGATATAGAAGATGGTGAGTTGGATTGGAGTTTTCCACTTGACCCAAATGTACAAGATTTTCCATTAAAGGGTGAGTATGTAATATGTGTACATTATTTAGGAAAGTGTTTTTATACACAAAAATTAAATTTATTAAACTCTGTTAATTCTAATTCGTTTGAAGGTCTAAGTAGTCTTTATCTTCAAAGAGATATATCAGTATCAGATGCTGAAGAAGTATCCGAGACTGGAATACCCAATAGAGCTACTGAAGGGTTATTTGATCCTGGAGATTATTTTAAAACTAATAATAATATTAGGAGATTGAGAGCTGAAGAGGGTGATATAATTTATAATGGTAGGTTTGGTAATTCAATAAGATTGGGAAGCAATCAATCAAGTGGTGATGATTATGAAATATCACCAAATATTTTATTTAGAGCTGGTCAATTATTAGATGCTTCTAAATTGGGTGAAGGTGAAACAGTAGAAGATATAAATAGTGTTTACGCTAAACCAGTTGAGGAAGATATAAATGCTGATGGTTCTTCACTTTATTTGACTACAAATGAAACTGTTGATTTAACACCAGCAGCCGAATCTCAGACAGCTCCACATGAGTTTTCGGGTAGACAAATAATTCTAAATTCAGATAGAATAATATTTAAT